CTCGTGCAAAAACGCCTAATTCACGGCGGTCCTGCTCAAGCCTCGTAGGCTTGGGCGCCAGGTAGTCAACGATCTCGGTGGACTTGTACCCAGCTTCGAGCGCCTTGGTGACGCGAGGATCTTTGCCTTTGAGGTAATCGACAATTTCGTCGTCCGAATAACCTTGACGACGGGCGGCATTGATCTGATCGCGGAACTGGTCTGCCATGGTTATCTCCGTTGCGGTGGAGGATTAAATATGCTATCAAGACCTTGCTTGCGTTTGTCGGTTTCTGCTGGGGTTTGGGGTTTACCCTCACCCACCGCCTGTGGCAGCGTGACCGCGGGTCGATAGTACCGAATCGAATCGGCAGCCGCAGGATCGGTCTCCATGGTTTTTAGCAGATTTTGGTGATTTGACCACAGCCGATTGGCGAGGCGCTGGGACACGTTGACAACCTGTTGAAGTTCGGCCACGGTCATATCTTCAACACTGGCCGAGCGAGCCTTCTCGAGCAGCTTCTGCTCGTTCTCGGTGACCTGACCCTGACCTTTGAGTTCTGCACGGCTCTCAAGGGTAAGAGTAGCAAGACCTTGAATGGCGCTTCGGGTGTTGACCAGCTTCTGCTTGTCGCCTGCGCCCACGGTCTCCATCAACTGCGCGAACTTCAGGCGCGGGCCAGCCAGCGTACCGGCGATGACGTTGCCGCTGTTGAGCGCCTCGCGGACCATGTTGGCGCTTTCCATGATGCCCGCGGCGCCTTCGGCCTTCACAAGAGAAGTCTCGGCCCGGGCACCCACGGGAGCGGCGAGGCTCTTGCCGGTGGGGCTGGTTGCGGAAGCGGTTGCGGAAACATTTGGCTGCTTGATCTTTTGCAGCTTCTCGAATGCGATCTTTTGCTCAGGCGTCATTGCCATGTACGCCTCGAGTTCCTGCAAGGATGCGGGTTTAGTAGACCTGGTGCGCGTCTGCACCAACGCATCCTTGTACTCTTCCATTAATCGCGCCGCCATTGCTTTTACGCGGGGGTCGGGTGACTGGCTCAAGAGATCAATTTCTGCGGCAATACTCTCCGGCGATCTACGAGCGCCTGCGCCTGTTGCAGGTTGCGTTGGTGCAGCAACACTCGGCGCCGCAGCCATAGCATTTACTGGTGCAGCCGCCATAGCGTTTACTGGTGCAGCAGTGTCAGCGCCAACAGCGGGCTGGCCGCCCCTAAGCTGAGTTAGCCTAGACATGGTGCTCTGAAACCCTCGCTCTGAGGCTTGGCTTTTGATCCATTCGCTCATACCCATCGCTTCTTGCTGCCGGTACGTCTGAAATTGCGTAGGATCGTCCGGCACTTCGGCCAACGCTTGGTCAAGCGTGCTAAATTGCGAAAGCAGCGGCCCTACGTCGGGGTCAGCGTATTGCATTTTGACAACTTCACGAGCCGCTTCAGGTGTTGCTGCGCGAAGAAGGCGATCTCGAAACGCGCCTGTTTTTTCTACTCGCGCTTGCTTGCGCTGCGTCTGCTGTTGCTGCTCAATTTCGCCCATAAGCTGCTGCCTACGCAAAGCGTTTACTTCGCGCTCTTGCGCTAGTTTTTCCCGCGCCAGCATTCTGTTTTCCTGCTCGGCTACATCCCGAGCCACATCTTCTTGGCCCTTAAAAAACGCAGTGACCGGCTGAGCAGTTTGAAAAGCCCCAAAATTAAGTGCCATGATTAGTCACCTATCAAGATAAGGGTCATACCCAGGTATGTAGCCGCCGCCGCCACCGCCACCGCCACCAACACTTCCGCCGCCGCCATATAAACGGCCGCCCAAATACGCTAGTTGATTGATCGTGTTACCGTAAGCTGATGCGCGAGCCATTCTTGCGTTACCTGCGGCTTCAGCGGAACCCATCATAAGATTGCCTACGTTAGCGGCGTAATTTCGCCCTGCTTCACCCAACGTCTGCGCGGTTGTCTGACCGACGCCAGCCAGCGATTGCAGGGGGTTAAGCCTAGCCTCGCGTTCAGCTTGGGAACGGTTGAAAGCGTTCTGGTACTCTTGCGATGCCAAGTCTTGGCCGTACCGCTGCACGCCTCTAAGCGTAGCGCCCGACAGCAAACCTCCACGAGCCGCCGCCGACCGCTCTAGTCCTTTCATGCCCTCCGACATGCGAAAGGCGTACCCTGGGTCGGCCTGAAATTGCTGCATTCCAAACGGGGTGTACTCAGTTGCCAATGGAATCAGCTTGTTAAGCGCAGTTTCGCCCGCTTTACGCCACGGCTCTTGCAGTTCGACCTGCCGCTCAAACATTTCGCGTTGCACTTCAGACGCGCGGTCAGCAGCCGCTGCCGTAGTGCTCGCAGCACTTCTTGCGCCACTAGCAGCTATACTGCCGCCAGCTATAGCGGCGACGGCGGGGATAATTACGTTCCAGACCATTACAATCTCCTTACGTCACTTCGCGTCCGCTGACGCGCATATTGATGGCCGACGCGGTGCCCGCAATCGTCGAGATAAAGTCGCCAGGGTTTAGCACCTGCCCCACTAGCTCCGGGAAAGTGTACACCTCGGACGGCTGTAGCGTCTTGGTTTTTGTAATCAAATTGTTGTTGCCCGCAGACCCGGCAAGCGTAACCAAGTTGACGCTGATCGTCGCGGCGGCGGCGCTGTAGTTGGTCGCCGTAAACTTGTCGATGATGGTCGTCACGCCAGTTGCGGTGTACTGCGTGGTTTGGCTGTTCTCGACCGTTTTGGCCGGAACGAGGACTTTGACGGTGACTGTCATGCTGAAATTCCTTGAAGCGTTGGCTTGGACACTAAATCCACCGTGACGATGACGGACGGCGTAGCGGGTCGAACCGGCCCGGTCTGTGCAGCAATGTACTGAATTGTAGTGGAGGTGTCAGTAGTTGCCCACATCAACTCGACGTACTCGTCAGCGGCCAGATCAATAAACAGGTTTAGCGCGCCGATTAAGTGCCCGTCTATGCTGCCATGTCGATTAGGCACGGAAAACTGGCTGTTAGAGTCAGGCACATCTACGCCGTTCTTACGCATCCAGACGTCTGTGTCATGGATGCTGCCGTCGGTGTTTACAAACTGGATGCTGAACTGCACGTTGTAGACGCCCGCGATCTCGGCTTTTATTTTGGACTTGCAAGTGCCGGTGATGGTCGTAGACGCTACGGTTTGCGAAGCGCTGACTTGGTACGTTCCCGTGCTGCCGTCTGTGCCTGTTAGCTGCGACACGATATAAGTGCCCGCCGTCACGCCCGTGCCCGTGATGACCATGCCGGGGTAGATCGGCCCAGACGTGATGGCCGTCACTGTCATGGTCGTGCTGGCCGGGCCGATAGACGCCGTGAACACCGCAGTCCTATCTTCTAGCGTGACGTTCTTGCTGTACGCCGTGGTGTCGTACACGACCGGGTACGCCGTGGTGTTGGAGCCGTCGAGTTGATTCGCGGTGCTGTAGAAAGTCCCATACACGAGCTGCAAAACTTGCGGCGTAGGGACAGGTGCCGACAGCAGGCCGTTGACTTGCTTTTTTAGCTCGGCGATCTGATCAAGCGCGCTTTCCTGCGACGGCTGTTTTTTAGCTGACTCAACGTCAACGATGATCTCGCCAAAGTCTTCTTGGGTGGGCGTTGGCGGGCCCAGTTGCAAGTCGGTCAGCGACGTGGTGTTCTGGCCGCCGCCGGTCAGTTGGAACAGGTTGAGGAAGAACCGATACCACTCACGCGAGATCAGGCCCGTCCGAGGGTCAATTAGCTCAACCCTCGGGGGCGTGATGTTGGTGAGATCGACGTTTGCCATGCTCAGGCATTGGTCGGGCTGATGATCAGTTCAGCACCCATGATGGCGGTTTTGACCGGATCAGTCATGGATAGCTCGTAGACGCGGTCGCGCAGCTTTAACGTCATGCCCAGCCGACGGAACCAGACGCGGCGGTAGAACTCGCCGATTTTGCCAACTTCTGAAATGTGCTCGTTCGACCAAGTGTGGCCGCCGTCGTCGCTCCAGCGCAGCATGACCTCGGGGTTGCTGCCTTGGCCCAAGTTCAGCCCAACGCCCGACTCAATGTCGATCTGCATGGCGTGATGCGCCGTGCGCCTAAGATTGTTCTGGCCGGGCGGCAGCGCCCGCCAGGTGCGTAGCCACTTCTGAATCTGGCCGTTGTCGGCGTAGACATCAGGGTTGAAGGCGTAAAGGTTGCCGTTCTCGTAGTCGCCAACGATGATCTTGTTGTTGAACACCATCTGACAGTTGCTGCGGTGCCTGGTGAACTCGCCGTTGCTCCAGCCAGCTCGTTCGTGC